TACAAGCACTATTAATCAAAGAGGTGAACTATGGTATCACCTTGGTCAAACAGCGCGGGCTGTACAAGCAAGCATCTTTCGACGTGAAGAAACGCATCGAAGAAAACATCGAGGAGCAGATAGTACATTTGGTATTATCCACTCGGTACTTCAATGAGGACATCGCCAAGCGTGACCTTGGGATAGCAGACCAAACAGTAAATGAAATGATATCTAACGCAATGGTAAAAAACTTTTCTATATTCGGAGCAAATGATTAACCTGTTACTGAAGTTCATCAACAAGTCCGGCAAGATGGTTGTCGCTGACCCGTGTGTCATCAAAGACACTATCGACTGCATCGAGTTCAGCAAGGTGCGTCGTGGTGTGTGGTGTGTGACTGCATCGGTCGATGCTGATCTAACGCTGACTCAGTTCAAAGCAACACACGAAGATGCACGCATCATGACATCAGAGAATGAGACCCACGAGGTATTGGTTCAGAGTGAGCAGATGGGATTCTTTGACGATGCAGATTACCGCAACGACAAGGTCGCAGTGATGATGCCACGTGAGCCATACAAGACAGCGAAGGATGGCGACAAGTGGTACTGCGCTATGTCTCACATCACCAACACCGCAGACTATGGTGTGGGTGTGTATGAATGCGGGGCTATTGCAGACATCAGCAACGGGACGCACAAGGTCATTGCTCGCAAGAGTATCGACGGAACTTATGTAGAATTTGAAATCAAATAAAATTATGGCAATACTAATTACAACGGATGGCGAAGTAGTTGATAACTACGACGCTTCAGACCTCGGCAAGAAACAGAACGCAGTCGGCGGGTACATCGAGTATGTGAGAACGCGATTGGGCATGACGTTTATTGTAAACGAGGAGGGAATGTTACTTGGGCTGAAGCCCAACATGTTGGCTAGCAGTATGGCGGAGACGCTTATACTCGGCAACGCTTTGATGGTTGATCAAAAAGAAATCGAAGAGGAGGACAGACAATGATGGAGAAAAGAATCAATTCGGTGGAGGAACGCAGAGAGTTCGTCCAAGAGATCATCGATCGGTTGTTGTATCTTGATGCAGACAACAGAGAGAAGTTCATCAACAGCGTGCAGGGAACTGTGCGCAAGTTCAAACTACCGATGACCATCATGGACGACGGCAGCACTCGCATCTATAAATCAGTAGCACAATGAGGAACTTCATCATCGTAATCGCCACCATCCTATCCGGCCTCGTGTATGGATGGTGCATCGTCAAGTACCCTATCACTGCGCAGATCATTGCCGGTGGCATGGGGCTATCATTCCTGTTCATGGTGATGATAGCATTGTACCAACTTAAAAATAAAAAACAATGAAAAATAAAAATCTAATCCTCACTCTCATTCTTTTTATGGGAGCCAACAAAAGTTACTCTCAGTGGGTAACCAAAACAGTAGACAACAAACTTGATGCACCCTACAAGATTTCTTATTGTAGTGATGCACTAGATAAAGCATTTATCAAGTTAGAAGTTGTAGGCGAACAACTATCATTCTACTTAGGTGGAAGTTACTTTTGTGATGACATGATCACCGTAGATGTAGCACTGGTAGTTAACGGAGAGCCAAAGAGATACAGCATTGAAGGAATGAAATCATCTAATTCTAAGGTTCTCTTCTTAATTGACGACTTACTTGCAGTAGAACAGGCAGAGTTTTTCAAGGACTTTAAAGCGTGTTCTTCGGCAGTAATTAGAGTTAACGAAAGCCATTGCACTTCTGACATGTTTAAGTTCAACATGTCTGGATCCACAAACGCAGTAAACTTTATGCTTAAATAAACGAACAATGAATGACAAAATCAAAGACCTAATCGATAAAGCATACAAAACCGATTCAATAGAAAAAAATAAATGGCGTATTGAAAACCGAGAACAACTAAGAGAACAAAGAAAAAAAGAACTTAAAGAACTTATGGAAAAAGAAAAAACAATGAGCAACAATAAACAGAGTAGCGTAGAGTGGTTGGTTGAACAAATCAAAAAAGACATCAATTTGAGATTGAGAGGATTTGATATTGACAAAGCACTTGAACAAGCCGAAGCAATGCGAAAGGATGAAATTAAAAATGCTCAAATGGATATGTTTATTCATCTTAATAATTTGCCTTATGGTTTAGAATATCTTGAAAAACGACAAAGTGCAGAAGATTTTTCACAACAATACTACAACGAAACTTACGGAGGTAACAAATGAATGACAAAATCAAAGACCTATTGTCTACTGCATACAAAACCGATTCAATAGAAAAAAATAAATGGCGTATTGAAAACCGAGAACAACTAAGAGAACAGAGAAAAAAAGAACTTAAAGAACTTATGGAAAAAGATAAAACAATGAGCAACAATAAACAAAGTATGAAATGAAAACCTTTATAATCACCATCGAAATAGAACACACGGACCGCAGTTTTAAGCGCCCAGAAGTGCAGCAGTTTGTTGCACAAATAGGCAGCCCTCAGGCAAACTGGGTAAAAGAAATGCGCAAGGCGTTTAAACAGACAATACTAGGCGAGAAGGCCCACGACATCCAAGTAACTTATGCGTTAAAAGAATGAGAGCTGTTTTAGAATACAATTTACCAGACGACGAGGAGGCATTTAATTACGCTTGCGACGGCTGGAGGTGGGCGCATTCAATGTGGGAAGTGGACCAATACCTCAGGACTCGAACAAAATACGCCCCCGACACCATGCCAGAGGAGGTTTACAAGGCGCTAAGCGAAACGAGGGACGAACTGCACAGAATTTTAAACGAAAACAAACTAAATTTAGACTAAAACTTAAAACATGAATACAGAACAATTAACACCAGTGGAAACCTACGCCTTTAAGGTGCTAGAGTTGCTTATGGCTTACGGGCGTAAAGAATTAACAGACGAGGGCCTAGTAAGTGCCGTAGTAAAACTAAAAAACGAATGCCTAGACGCTGAAAAGCGAGAACACCAGAACTGGTTTAACAAAGGCTTTGAGTTTTACCACGGGCAACTATTGCGCAGGGACGAGAGGAGTTAAGCAATGGCTAAGGACAAAAAATCTTTTATTCTGTACTGCGACCAGCAAGGCGTTTTTAACATGCTGCCAGACGAGCAGGCAGGCAAACTAATTAAGCACATTTTTGCTTATGTAAACGACGAAAACCCTGAGAGCGACGACTTGCTTTTAACTATTGCCTTCGAGTCTATTAAAACCCAATTAAAGCGGGATTTAAAGAAGTATGAACACTACATAGACAAGCAAAAAGAGAACGGCAGAAAGGGCGGCAGACCTAAAACCCAACCCTTTTTAGACGAAACCCAAAAAACCCAAGCCTTTTTTTTAAAACCCAAAAAAGCTGACAATGTAAATGTAAATGTAAATGACAATGTAATAATAAAAGAAAATATAAAAGAAAAGGCGGCAAGGTTTACCCCACCAACAGCCCTAGAGGTTAACGCCTACATGCAAGAGCAAGGCATGGAGGACCTAAGCGAAAAGTTTGTAAACTTCTACGAAGCCAAAGGCTGGCAAATAGGTAAAAACAAAATGAAGGACTGGAAAGCCGCTGTAAGGACTTGGAAAAGCAACTACAAAGACAAAGGACCACAAACCACAGTTAAACCCGTTAAAGCCTCTTTAAATGACGAATAGCATAGACATTAACCACGAAATAAGAATAGTAAAAGCCATTGTAAACTCTAAAGAGGTCTGGAGGGTATACCTAAAGCAGAAACTACACAGTGAACACCCTACCAAGCAGGCAGCGTTTAGAAAAGCACACTCGTTAAAACTAATTTACAACTAATGGACACCGAAACGCACATAATAAGCCAGTTACTCTTTTACCCAGAGTTTCACCACCAATTACCTAAGGTTAAGCCCCAGTGGTTTAAGAAGCCTTTACACCAAAAATTAATAAATGTTATGACCGCCCTTTACTTAGATGGAACGCCTTTTGAAATAATAAGGCTCTCTAAGGCGTTAAAAGGTGCTGAGTTAATAGAAACCCTTACTATACAGCAGAAAGTTGCTTACAAGTCGTCTATTAGCCCTTATTTGCGAGAATTAGAGTATAATTACCTACATACTCAATTTATAGACCGCCTCGGCAACCTAAATTTAACCAAAGACCTTAACGGACTAATGCAGGAAGTACAGCAGCTACTCGACAGCACACAATTTAGCAGCGCTAAGGCTCCTAACAGCATAGTAAACGAGACCAATAAAGTAGTAGACAAAATAGTAGAAAACATACAGAAAGGGCAACGCCTGACTGGTAAGCCTACTGGCTGGCTATTCTTAGACAAATACCTAGGAGGCTACAATGGTGGCGACTTAATCGTAATAGCAGGACGCCCTGCAATGGGCAAAACAGCCCTAGCGTTAAGCCTTACTAAAGACTTTGCAGCAACTGGGGGCAAAGCATTGTTTTTGAGTTTGGAAATGTCTAACGAGCAACTGGCTAAGCGGTACCTCTCAATCATTGGCGCAATACCAAACTACAAGGTGCGTAACGGTGCATTAAAGGAAAACGACATAGACAGACTCTGTAACATAGCAAACAGCCAGACAATTAACTTTTACATTGACGACGACGCCGAAACCTCAATAGCAGACATTAAAGCAAAGGTTAAACTGCACAAAGGCAAGCACGGGCTAGACTTACTCGTAATTGACTACATACAGCTCATCAAAGGCACAAAGCAGAACAGAGAGCAGGAGGTGGCAGAGATTAGCAGGAACTTAAAGCTATTGGCTAAGGAGTTAAGCATTACCGTTATAATCCTAGCGCAGTTAAGTAGAGCCAGTGAGTCACGCCAAGACAAGCGCCCATTACTTAGCGACCTAAGAGAAAGCGGTGCAATAGAGCAAGACGCTGACTCTGTGCTATTTCCTTTTCGCCCAGCATATTACCAAGAGGAGAAGCCAGTAATAGAAGAGGCTGAGTTAATCATAGGCAAGAACAGAAACGGCGAATGCGTTACAATTCCGACGACATTCGAGGGGCAGCTAACACTATACAAGGAAAACACCAATGCCTAGTATTAACCAGTCTAAGCGCGGTAAACAAGCCCGCAAAGAATACACGAAAGGAGGCTATAAAGAGCCAAGGTATAATACTCAGCAGTGGCGTAATGTCAGGGCTTTAATACTTCAAGACTCGCCACTATGTAGAGCCTGCGAAGAGGTCGGACTAATTACCTTAGCGCAAATGGTGGACCACATAAAGCCAGTGAGGTTAGGCGGGAACTTTTGGGACAGAAATAATTTACAGCCCTTGTGCAATTCATGTCACGCTTCAAAAAGTGCAAAGGAGAGGCACGCTGACCCGTATGGGGGTGAAAATCTTGACGCGTAGTGTACAAAAC